GCGCACTGGCTTTAGCCAGCGCACTCAGGTCATGTGGTTGGTGGTTGAACCGCTAGCAATGGCTGGGTTACAGGGTAGAGTATATCTATTTTAACAGTAGATACACTATGCCCCTGTCAGGTAGGTAGACTGACTACCTAAACATATAGCCCAGCATACTGCTATAGCAACCATACTTAAATAGTCTATAGGGTCATCTATGACCCCAGACTATTTAATACAGCACCAGTTATATTACAGTATCTCTATCTAGAAATATTTCTGTATATAGTTACAGCGTCACAGACAGTTATTTAACTATTTATATCAAGTAATAAAATATATTAGAACAAACCGTTCGTTTTACCTGTTTGAACGGATTAAGTATATATAGAGAGTAAAATAGTTCAGAACTCTTTTTAGAGAGTTCTTCACTCTGTTACAGACTACTGTACAAACAACTATCTGTAGGGCGGGGGGACTCTGCCACAAAGGAGATAATCGTGGCAACACCAGCGCACAAGGGATTCCAAAAGGGTGCCGAGCACCACCTTGCAAAAGGAGTTACTCAGGCTAAGGCAGAAGTTTTAGATAGGGTCCGCCAAGGGGTAAGCGTCCAAGCCGCCATGGTTGCGGCGGGTAAGAAACCCGACACTATCCGTCAATGGATGAACCGAGACCCAGACTTTGCCCGTAAACTTGAAGAGGCAAAAGAGCAAGGGTCCAAGCAATCATTTGATGCCTTGGGTGTGGAGAAAGAGTCCATCCCATTTGCTGACTTCTCTAAGATGTTTTTTGACCAGACGGTCTTTCCCCATCATCAAGACTGGGTAGACCTGCTAGAGGGTAGGGAACCCTCATGGCTTCACTCTTCTATGATTTATGAACCAGGCGAAAACAACCGCCTACTGGTGAACGTGCCACCTGAGCACGCTAAGTCCACTGTGATTACGGTGAACTATCCGACTTACCGCATCGCCCTCAATCCTAACATCCGCATTATCGTGGTATCAAAGACATTGAATAAGGCACGCGAGTTCGTATACGCTATAAAGCAACGACTGTCCCATCCACGCTGGCTTAAACTGCAGACCGCATATGGTCCAGAAGGCGGCTGGAAACAGGACGCAGATACTTGGCGTACCGATACTGTCTATCTTGGCGGCGATGCGCGTAATTCTAGTGAGAAGGACCCAACCCTTCAAGCACTAGGTATGGGTGGTCAGATTTACGGTGCCCGCGCTGACTTGATTATTCTTGATGACTGTATTACTACGGCTAACGCTCATGAGTGGGACCAGCAAATTAACTGGCTACAAAAAGAAGTTATTACCCGTTTGGGCAAGAACGGTAAACTTCTAGTAGTAGGGACACGAATTGCAGCAAATGACCTTTACAAAGAACTTCGTAATCCTAAGCACTGGTCTGGCGGCAAGACACCGTTTACTTATATGGGTATGCCTGCGGTTCTTAACTATGCTGAGAAACCCGAAGACTGGGAAACCTTATGGTCTGAGTCGGATGTTCCGTGGGATGGTGATTCGGATACTCCGAAAGAAAATGGTTTCTATCCTAAGTGGGACGGCGAAGCCTTATTCAGGAGACGCAGTGAAGTTACACCTTCGACATGGGCACTCGTCTATCAACAAGAAGACATTCAAGAAGACTCCATATTCCCGCCAGTACTCGTGCAGGGAGCGACCAATGGGATGCGCAAGCGAGGACCGCTAAAGGCTGGTGCTGCTGGACATCCACCACAGGTTGAGGGTTTACATACTGTAATTGGATTTGACCCTGCTATGGCAGGTAACGCTGCATTTGTAGTAGTTGCCTATAACAGAGCAGACGGAAAGATTTATGTGTTGGACTGTGTCAACATGGAAGAACCAACACCACAAAAGATTAGGGCGGTAATTGAAGAACTCGTTATCAAATACAAACCACAAGAGTTTAGAGTTGAAATCAATGCCCACCAAAAAGCCTACTCCCTTGATGAGGAACTCAGAGGGTGGCTTGCTGGATACGGCGTACGCCTTGACGCTCACTTTACAGGCAAGAACAAATGGGACACATCTTTCGGCGTTGCCTCAATGTCGAACCTCTTTGGCACAATACGTGATGAGAAGTTTCAAAAGAATAACATTTTAGAATTACCTTCATCTGAAGGTTCTGAAGGTATCAAAGCCTTGACTCAGCAACTACTAACGTGGAAGCCAGAGACTAGAGGTAAGACAGATACCGTCATGGCTTTATGGTTTGCCATTATTCGCATCCGCGAACTAATGCAATCTAGTAGCCGAACATCGCAATACGCAACAAATCGTTGGGCTACTAAAGCGCAAATGAATCAACGAGCAGCAGTAAACCTAGATGAAATGTTTGCCGAACAATGGCAAGAAAACTTTGGATAAGGATAACAATGGCATTAACAATAGAGCAGATAACAGCACGGGTTGAATCCCTGCGTTATCGTAGTCACGAACGTGATGCGCGTAACCTTGATGTACTTGCTGTACGTAAAGGAAAGATTGCCCAGGTTTATCCTAACTTCTTTCCAGAAGGTGTTGATGCAAACGTAGTAGCAAACTTTATTGATATTGTTGCTAGAGATTTATCTGAAGTTATGGCTCCGCTTCCAGCGGTTAACTGTTCTGCAGCCAATCAGGTATCTGATAGAGCACGTTCTTTTGCTGACAAGCGTACTCGTATTGCATCTAACTATTTCCAACACTCAGACCTAGCAGTACAGATGTACTCAGGTGCTGACTGGTATCTAACATATGGATTCGTCCCTTTCATTATTGAATTAGACGATGAAGCAAAACTGCCACGTATCCGCATAGAAAACCCAATTGGGGCTTACCCAGAGTTTGACCGCTATGGACGTTGTGTGGCATTTGCTAAGCGATACTCTATGACACTTGGTGAACTGGTATCTCAGTTCCCAGAGTATGATAGAGAATTACTTGGACCAGATGGATATAAGCAAGACCTTAATGCAGTAATTGAGATGATTCGTTATTACGATAAAGACCAATCTATAATCTACGTACCACGTAGAAATGATTTAGTTCTTTCTCAGGCTGCTAATCCACTTGGTAAGATGATGGTTGTTGTAGCGCGTAAGCCATCTATTGATGGTGAGATGCGTGGACAGTTTGATGATGTACTTGGTATTCAATTACTGCGCAACCGATTTGCATTACTTGCTATGGAAGCAGCAGAAAAATCAGTACAGGCACCAATTGTTCTACCACAAGATGTTCAAGAACTTATGCTTGGCGGAGATGCTGTTATTCGTACAGCCAACCCAGCAGGAGTACGCCGTGTAGAACTTACTCTTCCACAAGGTGCATTTACTGAACAGAGTATTCTTAATCAAGAATTACGTGTTGGTACACGATACCCTGAATCTCGTACTGGAAACATAGATGCTTCTATTGTTACTGGTCAGGGAGTACAGGCTCTTATGGGAGCCTTTGATACGCAAGTTAAATCTGCACAAGCAATTTTTGCTGCAACACTTAGGGACATTATTAGTCTTTGCTTTAATGTAGATGAAATGATTTACCCAGAAGAAAAAACAATTCGCGGAGTAGATTCAGGTTCACCTTATGAAATTACGTACAAACCAAACAAGGACATTAAGAATGATTATTCTGCTGATGTCCGTTATGGCATGCTTGCTGGTCTTAACCCAGCACAGGGTCTTATCTTTATGCTTCAAGCACTTGGAGGAAAACTCATCAGCCGAGATATGGCTATGAGAGAACTACCATTTACCGTTAACGTAACGCAAGAATTAGAAAAAATTGAAATTGAAGACATGCGTTCTGCGCTACTTGGTTCACTTACGGCATACACACAAGCAATTCCACAGATGGCTACTCAAGGTCAGGATGCTTCAGATGTAGTCCGTAAGATTGCTGCGGTAATAAAGGCTCGTCAAAAGGGACAAGCATTAGAGGACGCAATAGAAGCAACCTTTGCTCCGCAGCAACAGGTTCCTCCTGCTGGTGCACCAACTAATTCGGTTGAGCAAATGTCCCCTGCTCCTGAAGGTCCGCCAGCAGGAGGCTCTCCTTTGCCACAACCGCAAGGAAGACCAGATTTGCAAACAATACTTAGCAGCATGACTGGCGAAGGACAAGCAAGAAGTGCAGTAC